CAGGGACAGTCAACACCCTTGATCAATGGATGATATCACGCTCGGCAGACTAGCCGCTAACCGTGACCTACGCTTACAGACTCTTTACAAGATCGTAGACAAGTCATCCAAGCTTGTTACTTTCAAGCCTAACTGGGCCCAGCAAGACCTCCTGAATAATGTCTGGTATAGAAATATTATCCTTAAATGTCGTCAGCTTGGCTTCAGCACCCTTATCGAAGCCCTCCTATTCGACGACATATTCTGGAACCCAAACACAAGCAATGGGATCATTGACCAGACATGGATTGAGGTTGAGAAGAAGTTTAAGAAGATTAAATTGATGTATGAGAACCTCCCCGATGAGGTTAAGGCTATCAACCCTCTTAAGCGCATGACTGCAAGCGAGATTGAGTTTGAGAATGGCTCAGGCATGAGAGTAGGCTTGTCTATGCGTGGTGACACGATTAACAAGCTGCATATATCAGAGTTTGGCCCCATATCGGTTGATAGCCCCGACAAGTGCGAGGAGATCATCACGGGAGCTATTGAGTCAGTGCCCAAGGATGGCTTCATATTCATCGAGAGCACAGCAAAAGGCCCGGCTGGTACGTTTTACGATATGTCCAAGCAATGGGAAGCCTACCAACAGGACGGATTGCCCTACACGCCGTTTGACTACAAGTTCTTCTTCTACCCATGGTGGAAAGAGCCTTCATATAGCATGGACGTAGACGTTCACGTTAACGATGAGATGGCAGCCTACTTTGAGAAGCTACAACATAACCATGGCATAGCTCTAAGCGGATATCAAAAGACGTGGTACATAAAGAAGAAGCAATCTCTTCACGATAAAATGTTCCAAGAGTACCCGAGCACGAGCGAAGAAGCCTTCCTTGCATCCTCCGAGCTACAGATATTCGGCAAAGAGATGAGCCTTGCTAGACACGAGAAAAGGATTGGTAGCTATGCACACAATAAGCAACTACCCGTACATACTGCGTGTGACCTCGGTTACACTGATTATACATCGATCTGGTTCTTCCAGATGGATCTGGACGGCATACGAGTCATTGATTATTACGAATCTACTCTATGCAGCATTGAAGTTGATATCAAAGCCATGAGAGACAAGCCATACATCTACGGAAAGCACTTTGCGCCTCATGATGTGACCTCAGCTAGCAAGGGCACTGGCTTGACAATCCAACAGATGGCCGCAAAGTTCGGCGTGGACTTTATCAAGATCCCTAGAGTGCAGCATAAGAAGCAGGCTATCGACTCTACAAAGATGCTCTTTAACCGTCTCAAGTTCGATGCAACGCTATGTAAAGCTGGTTTACAACGCCTAGATGGGTATAGAAAGAAGAAGAACAGCGCTGGCGTTATTATCGATGAGCCATCACACGATGAAAACTCGCATAGTGCAGATGCCCTAATGACTATGGCGGGTGCTATGGATCAGCTAGGCCGTAAGAGCTATACCCAGAGCGACATTGATGCCGCTAGCGTTTTTAGACAAAATTATTATAACTAGCTGTATTGTCGAAACGACCCAGAGGTAGCATGCGGACTCAAATTTACCCCGAGATGAATCGGAATTTCTATGTGGAGAATCACCTTGGGGATAATGGCATCCTGAACGTGATGAAAGAGGTATACGTAGCCAATATACCTACGTGGCAGAACAACTGGTTTGAGGGCACGATTGACAATCGCTTTAAATGCGGTGACCAGACCTTGTGGAAAGCTCTATACGCTACTATAGCTCCCTCTAATCGAAAGCAATTCAATATCAACTTGATCATGCGCAACATCAAGTTCATGACCGGTATACAGCGTCAAGGGCGCAAGAGCTCGATCTGTACGCCTATTCATGACGGAGAGTATGACCAGCAGGCCGCAGACGACCGCAGCGCATTGCTAGCATGGTCATATAGCAAGGACAAAACCTATCACAAGATAAGCGATTGCTTTGAGAGCGTCATATCAGCGGCTGGGCTTGGTTTAATGCAGTCATGGCTAGATTATAGAAGCGATCCAGTCAATGGAGACTTGAGACATACGAATATTCCTTTTACGGGCATTTTCATGGATCCATTCTTCGAGAACTTCGACCTATCAGATTGTGCGTTCATATGGGTTAGGAAGTGGACTAACAAGCAAGAGCTTATCTCTATGTATCCTCACATGAAAGAAGCGATTATAGAGATACCTAGCGCGCAGATGAGAGATAGTAAGTTTATCTACATGCCAGAGACGAGCATGTATACGAAGCGCAAAGACCTTGTAGCGGTGGACGAGTTCTACTATGCCACTACAAGAGAATGCAAGATGATCACTGATCAGGAAACAGGCGAGTCATATGAGCTCAAGAAAGGCTTAGAATTCGATCCGTTTGTGAGTACGTTCTACGATGGTCGCTACACTACAGAGACCCGCACAAAGTGGACTGTTAATCTAGCGATCGTTGCAGGCCCTCTAGTCATTTATAATGGTTGGAACCCATTGCAGATCGACCGATACCCATTTACTCCATTCATGGCCTATTTTGAGCCTTCCTTTAACGAATGGGGCTATCGATGGCAGGCTGTGACGCGCATTCTTAGAGATCCGCAGTTTCTCTACAACAGGCATAAAATTATTGAATTGGACGCCATGGAATCTCAAATAAATTCTGGTGAGATTGTCAAGGAAAGTTATTATAAATCACCTGATGAAATGAAGAAAGTGGGTCAAGGCGCTATCAGAATCGCGAATGATAACGCAGACTTACACGCAGACCGTGTTTCTATCAACGTTCCAACGATTCAAGGCGATCGTCAAGCGCTTACTGAGGGTCTAGGCAACGCAGTTTCGGAAGTATTCGGCATGAATGAACAGGCTATGGGCATGGCTGATCAGGATATTTCGGGCTTAGTTAGCATGATTCGTCAAAAGTCTGCTCTTGTAGGCAAGGAAGACCTGTTTGACCACCTAGACCGCTCTCAAGGTGAGATGGCCGAGGTAGATTTAGCTATTATGGAAGCCAACTGGTCAGAAGGTAAGTGCGAGCGTATCTTAGGTCGCAAGCCTAGCGAGGGACTGCTTAACCCATTTGTAGACAAGTTTAGCGTTGCTATTGAAGCGGGTGCTATGACAGAGACACAACGACAGTACGAAGCATTGCAAGTCGTCGAACTAATCAAGCTAGGGGCTCCTATCAGCTGGGATTTTGCTATCAGCAAGATGAACATCCAAGGCAAAAACGAGCTCATGGCGAATATGAAAGCAGCTCAGCAGCAACAACAGCAAATGCAGCAGCGCGACTTCGAACAGAACCAACACAATATGCAAGTTGAGAACATGACGTTGCTAGCTAAAGCAGAGAGCGACAAATCACTTGCAAGAGAGCGATTAAGCAAGATACTCACTGATCAAGCTATGGCTGAGCTAGACATAGCCAAAGCAGGACATGAGCGCACAAGGTCATTCCTAGATCTAGTTATCGCTGCACAAGAGATCAAGGGTAACAATATCTCTCACGTTCAGCAAGTAGCCGATATCATGGGCACTATCGACGAGATAGGCCGCAGAGACGAAGTAATTGAAAAAAGTACTGCTAAAGTATAGTGTGGGACTGCTCCCTAGGAGGGCAAAATGAACAATTACAAAGTAGAAACGGGCATGAAATCACCTATCGCCGTCAAACGCGGTGGTAATGATGCTCACCCATCAGCCCCAATCAAAGCTATGGAAGGTTATGGCCGCACTGGTTATATCGAACCTCGTGGTTATGCTGAGCATATGGCAAAAGCACAAGCTCATGACAAAGGCGCAAAATCTGCGTCTAAGTACAAAGGCGGAAGGTAGTGGCTAACCCCCAATTACCTAAAGGGGATGTAATAGTCCCCCTTATGTCTCAAGAGTACGGCCAGCTTGTCAAAAAGATGAGTGATAAAGGCAACCTTGAGCTACTAAACCATGGCCAGAATGCGCTTGATACAGGCGAGGCTATGCACGCCGGCTCTATGCGCAATGTAGAAGCCGCTCTTAATCAAACGATCGCTAAAAATCCAGGCGTGAGTTTTTACCTTCTGCGATGCATGAGGCGAGACTTTAAAGCGTTTAATACCTTTCATGAGGCCATACAAGTTAGGCCCATGCACTGCCCCGTCCCTCAGACACCAGGCATGACATTATTCCAGTGGGACGCACCATCTCAGAAACTCACTATGTTGTGGAGCCTTCCAGTATCCAATCTGTTGGAAGCTACCGCATCGAGCGACCTAGACAAAGACTTGCAGAAAGCAACTCGTCAATATCTCCACGACACAAAGAAATTTAAATAGTTGAAGCTATTGCGTCTTACGTATATGTATAAGCATGTTGTAAGAGCATCAACCCCTCATAGGTAAAGCATGGATGATTATTCCGACATTAACGATCAGCTAGTCACTGATCAAGTCCAAGGCGACCAACAGGCAAACACCCAAGACGAAGCGCCGCCGAGTCAGGGTATGCGCCAACTCCGAGAAGCTTACCAACGTGAGAAGAACGAGAAGATTCAGAAAGATCTAGAGATTGCTACGATGAAAGCTAGGCTCGAGATGATCGAGCAAGGCTACTCCAAAGCACCCGTTCATAGACAAGAAGACGTCGAGACTGATTATCAGGGCGAAATCGACTCTATGGATGATGACCTTCCAAGCGGCGCACAAGTGAAAAAGGTAATGGGTGGTTTAGTTGGCGAGATAAAGCGTTTGAAAGCCGAAGCTCAAAGTGCAAAGAGCCAAGCGAACAACTCGACTTTATCCCCCATTGAGCGCGCTAGATTGAAATATGAAGACTACACTCGAGTCGTAAACAAGGAAGCTATCGACAAATATCTTACCAATTCAGCTATCCGAGAACTAATCGACGCTACAGAGCCTAATAAGCAGCCTGAGCTAGCGTATAGGATTATCAAAGGCGAGATTGAGAAAGAAGCATCAGGCCAGAAGCGCGCGCAGACAAGTGCGACGATTCAAGTAGCTAATACAAAGCCTGCTTCTATCAATCAGACTGGGCGTAATCTAACCATGGGCGAACAGTCGAAAGACATTTCACGCATGAACACTAGCGAGAAATCCGATTTAAGAGCGCGAGCTATGGATCAGATCAGGCAGTTTGTTAGGCAAGCTAATAGCGTAGGCTAGTGACAGTAGCTGGATGGAATCGATTCCATGTCAGCAGTTACAATCAATAACCTTCAGGCGCAAGTACCAAACAGCGCGAACCAGCTCTTGCTCCTCACCGAGCGTCCAGATCTGATCTTCAACCTGTTTGCTACTCAAGACGAACACCCTGAAGGTGGCGGCGATATTCATACTTATCGTCACTATCAACGCTTACCGTTGAACCTTACACCGCTACCACAAAACGGTCAGAACCCAGCTCCAATCCAAAGCCAGGTCAACGACTTTAACGCACAGCTTCAGCAGTACGGCGCTTATACACTCATCACAACGTTTGTAAGCTCTATCTCTCAAGAAGACGTCGTTACTAAGTATTTTGACCTTTATGCTCAGTGGACATCTGAGATGTGCGATCAGCTCCTTAAAAACGTGCTTATTGCCTCTACTTCAACTTACTACTGCCAGTATGGCGTATCACAAGATGACCCGACTGAAATCACTTCACGTGATATTCAGGAAGTTACAGCTCGTCTACGTTCAAACTCAGCGATCCCAATCATGAATGGTAAGATCGGCGAACTACGAATCGGTTCTTCACCTGTTCGTAACTGCTACGCTCTTCTTTGCCATACAGACCTTGAACCTCAGTTCAACCAGATCGGCAACTTCACATACACTTACAACTACCCTAACTACGACGGGGTTCTTGAAAGTGAATATGGAGCAGTCTTAAACGCTCGTGCCTTCACTAGCCAACTTGGTTCTTACATTGATAACGCTTCAGCCCTTGGCGAGCGTGTCTATCTAAGTCCTATGGTGTCTATGGAGTCGTTCGCTCATATCAAAATGAACGGACAAATGGCGCAGTACATTTATACCCCAGCTGGCTCAGGTCAAGATTATCTCCGACGCACACAAGCAGTCGGCGCGATCTTTACTCAAGCTCAAACCATCCTCAACCAGTTATGGGTTGATACAATGCGTTGCACGCTGAATTAGGTAATAGCATGTTTCAAGATCTAACTTTCGGCACATACGTATCAAACGGCGTTTCTCAGTTCATTCCTCTTGCATGGGTTCCAAGCAAGTTCGCAGTGAACGTCCGAGGCGACGTATCAGGCTCTAACTGGAATAGTGTGGCTAACCCAGGCGTTGTTAAAAGCGCTTTTGCTTACTCAGACACTCCAGCAGGAAGCGCTTACGCTGTAAAAAACACTGACGGCGCAGCTACTAATCAGGATATTTACTTCACATCAGGCGGCTTTAGCTTCTACGATGCAAGCAATCCTCCTGTTTACCCTACTGTAGCTATCACTAGTGTTTCACAAGCAGCGGCAGCAGTTGTTACAACTAGCGCAGTCCATAACCTATTGACTGGGGATTATGTCCGCTTTCAAAACGTGACTGGCATGCATCAGTTGGACACTCTTGTTTTTCAAGTAACTGTTCTAAGCACGACTACTTTTAGCATTACGCTAGATACGTCTGCTTTTGCAACAGCTGGTTCAGGGGGCAAAATCCTCCAGTTGTCACAACTTAACCCAATGTTCCCTCGCAATCTGCTTATCACAAGCATTACGCAAGCTACTAACGCGGTTGTTACAACTTCATTTGATCATGGTATTCGTATCCCAGCGCCAGGCGTAGGCGTTTACGCGTTCCTAACATTTACCATCACTTCACCGTATGGAATGGTTCAATTGAATGACAAACTAGTAAAAGTACTAAGCGTCACAGCTAACACTCTTACTCTTGATCTAGACACAACAGGCTTTACAGCCTTTGCTTATCCTACAGCAGGTACAGTTATCGTTGATAATACACCTCCTCAAGCGACTCCATCAGGTGAGATCGGTCAACTCTTCAATGCAGCTACTAACACAAGCCAATACGGTATTTTGTTAGG